GTCGATGCTGCCGCTGACATTGCGACCCGGAGCCGGCGTGCTTTTCTGAGCAGCCGACCAGTCGTTGCCAGCAAGCGCACGACCACCAGAATTACGCGGCTTGCGGCCAGCGTGCATCTTGGCGGCCATGCCCTTCATTTTGCCAACGGCCTTGCCGCCGCGCTTACGCTCTTCAGCCTCGTCGTTCACCTTCGACTGATAGGTGTAACGCTGATTCTTCGTCTTCAGGTCTTCAGCGGCGGCGTTAACACCACCAGAAGCGCGAGTTTTACGACCCTTCATAGTAACCTCCTAGTGATTTACGCCGTCAGGTTGCGAGCCTGAACATAGGTAACAGTGATCACGCCAACGCCAGAACCCGTGTTGGTCGAAGTCACCGCGATCTTGCGATCCGTAGTGCCAACGTCGATCCAGTTTCCGGCGCGGGTAGCGGCGGTGCCCGGAGAAGCCGCCAGCGGGCCGATAGCAGCGCCATCAAGCGCGCCAGCAGCCGTAAGGAACGTAGCGGAAACCGTCGTTCCAACACCAAACGTCGTAGCCGCGCCCGTCCAAGCGGTCGTGACCATGACATCGATGGAGAGAATTTGGCTGTTTGCGGGGATCACAATTGAGGTCGCCCCAGAAGCCTGCGTAACAGCCGAAGACTGAGCCATCACCACATAGCCGACGTTGGTAACGTCAGAGCCGAGGGTGGTGCCGCTCGTGTTCAGGATGTTACCGGCCTTGATCGGACCAGTAAACGTAGTAGCGCCCATAAGGCCCTCCTGCACGATGTGATTGCGTTGTCTGTGCAGCGTCCGCTAGGCCGGTCAACGCAATCGGTTAGCCTAGATAAAAGGCGGGAGCCGTAGCCCCCGCCCTGTTGGCTTTACGACGGGAACGCGCCGTAGATGGAACGCCAGTTGTAGTAACCGAACGAGTACCGCTCGTAACCCTTAACCAGAAGGTTATCGGTCACAAAATCAACCTGCATATCGGTCTCGAACTTGACGCGCTGCATGTACGACAGGCCGTCGATGTTCGTGAGAAGGAACCACGCGGACGAGGACGTGAGGAAGTCCGAGACCATGTAGGACTCAGGCAGGCCGCCCGAGGTCATCATGATCGCATTCACATCGTTGTCGGCGGTTCCCGGACGCAGTTCCGTCTTCGTCAGACGGATCGCCACCGGCTCAAGGGCGGTCGGCACGATGAGCTTACGCGCACGCGCGAAGACCTTCAGGCCAGCCTGATCCTTGAAGTTGCTACGAACGGCGATCATCGCGTTAAGCAGCGTCGACTCGTTCAGTTCGTTGGTCGTGTAGTTGGAGATCGTGCCGCCATCAATTGGATGGGAGGCCGACACCAGAGCCACACCGTCACCACCGACCGAGGCGTTGTACGTCGTCGCCGTGTTAAGCACGTTCGCGCCGTAGATTTCCTTGGTCTGCTGGAACGACTCAATAAGGCCGAGGTTCGACGGAGCGAACTGGGTCTTATAGAGGTTGTCATCGATGGCCTTGCGGGTGATCGCGTAGCCAAGAGCAATTTCCGTATGCTCCTGATTGTAGACGTAACGCTCACCAGCATTGTTATCGAAAGCGGTCTGGCCGCCTTCAGTCTTCAACTGCGCGAGGCCGAGGTAACGCATTTCAGCGGTACGTTCGAGCGCCATCTTCGAGTCGTGCTTGGTGAAGATTTTGTCGTACTGAGATGGGATCATCTCGTACTTGCCTTCAACACCACGCAGACCGGGGAGGAGCAGGTCTTTAATAGCCGAGAGATTAACAGCCATTTTTCATGCCCTCCTTACGAGATGCCGGTCGGGCCAGCGCCGTTGCTGCGCAGCCACTCGTTGTTGAACCCAACAACCACTTGGTTGTAAGCGGTGGTCGGATCGGCACCATTCGCACCCGGCGGGGAGATAATCAGGTCCACCACAATGAAGGGGAACGTGACAGTCGTACCCACGCTGTTGAGGTACGCGCCAGAAAGACCGGTATTGGCGTTGCCAGTACCAATCGCAAACTGGGCATACTTGCCAACAGGAGAGGAAGTGAAGGTGGAAAGCGTACCGCCGATATTGAAGGTCGTGCTGTTGCCCATGACAACAAAACGAGCATTCGGATCGTCAATCACATAGGCTTCCACATCGCCGGTCGCATCAGCACCCGGCCAGTAGCGCGACCACACGGTACGCTTCTGAGAGGTGGACAGATACTTGCAGCCCACGAAGATACCCGCGAGGGTCGTGGTGCCGGGAGTGGTATACTGCGTGATGTAGCCATTGGCAGTGCCAGTGACCGGAATGACAGGATCGCCGAAATAAATCGGGGTCGTGTCAGTAGAGGCAATGCGCCGTGCAGTTTGAGCGAAGGTGGGTGCGCCACCCGCGCCGCCGAAGTACTGCGCAAAGCCAAAGGGGGAATTCGTGTTTGCCACGAAAATAACCTCCATTGGGGAGCGCCGTTACCGCGCGCCGGGGCGGCTCGGGAGCAGAGAAGAGGCTCAACCTTCCACACCGGGGGAAGGCAATGTGGACCATAC